TTCCAATCTTGCCCTTCCTTCAGTCAACATTGATGGGGGAACGATTGACGGGGCTGTTATCGGTGGTGCATCTGCGGCAGCCGGTTCGTTCACTACTCTTTCGGCTGCGGACGGCAGCGCATCAGCCCCCAGCGTAACCAACACGGGCGACACCAATACCGGAATCTTTTTCCCCGCCGCCGACACGGTTGGCGTTGCGGTCGGTGGGACTGAGGTCTGGCGCTACGGCTCGAACCCGACGACCGCGAAGAACCTCATCATCAACGGCGAAAGTTCTGTAAACCAGCGCGGAACGCAGACCGGCCTTGGTGCGGCTGGCGCTTACCTAAATGATCGGTGGAAATACGAAACGAACACTGGGACGGGACGGTTCACTGCGTCTAAAGGAACAGGCATCACTGGTGCTGCCGGTTCACAGCGCATTGAGGTAACAACCGCAGATACTTCGCTGGCCGCAGGGGATCTTTACCTAGTTACCCAAAAGATTGAAGCACAAAATCTTCAACACCTTTTGTACGGAACGGCCTCGGCAAAGTCTCTGACCTACCAAGCCGTTTTCAAGACTGATGTCGCAGGCGATTACACGCTCAAGTTCCTCGCGCCAGACGGTTCACGAACGTATGTAACGACAATCACGCTGGTAGGGGACGGAAGCCAAGAGGCGTTCACTTTCACCCTGCCGGGGGATACGTCCGGCACTATCAACAACGACACGGGTGTTGGTCTTGAAGTCATGTTGACACTCGCGGCGGGGTCAACCTTTCAGGGCGGCACCGAGGATGCGTGGACGGCAGAAGCAAACAACACCTACGCAGCGGCCAATACCGTAAACTTCTTCGCCACCGTCGGTAACTATATTGAGTTTTCTCTTTGCCAACTCGAAGTCGGCTCCGTCGCGACGGACTTTGAGCATGAGGATTACGGGACGACGCTGGCGAAGTGTCTGCGGTATTACTGGCGCAGCACAGAAGAAAATACCAACGCAATATCAATCGGGTCGGGCGAGTGGATATCCACAACCCAAGCCCTCGTCCATATCGACTTCCCGGTGGCAATGCGGATCAACAATTCCGCAGTGCTTTCGGTCAGCGCGGTAAATGATTTCAAGATTCGTCAGGGGGCCAGCCTTGTTGATACTACGGCAGTTTCAGGCAACTTGGGAGGCTCCTACTACGGGGCCGAGGTGTCATTTACGGTGGCGAGCGGAAGCACAGTAGGGCAAGGAACGTCTGTCAGATCAGACGGCACTGCCGGTGGTTGGATTGCTTTCAGCGCGGAACTATAGGGGCGGACATATGTTGAACATCAGATACACAAACGCGGCCCACACCTACGTGGGCTACGAACTTGCCAACGGCGAGTTTCACAATCCGCCTGCGGAGAAGTTCAAAGAGGACAACCCCGGCGTCACGATTGCTGACTACGTGCCTCCTGCACCAACGTGGGCTGGTATTCGTGGTGAGCGTGATGCGCTTCTTAAATCTACAGATTGGTGGGCAGTTTCAGATCGCGCGATGTCGGCGGCAGAGGCGGCATACCGACAATCCTTGCGTGACGTACCCCAGACTTTCTCAAGTCCAGCCGATGTAGTCTGGCCGACCAAGCCAGCCGCGTAATGGCCGGCCTAGTCGACTTGTGGCCGATCGCCTCCGGAGTGATCGCGGTAGCGGCTGTCGCTGTCGCGTTCCGCGCCGAGATCCTGGTGCGGGTGCGGGTGCTTGAGGAAAAGGTCGCGGCGCTGTTTGCGCTGTTTAACGATCGGCAGCAGCGATGAGACGTCTGGCGCTCGCGGCAATCATCTGGCTCGCCTCGGCGGGCTTTTTTGTTGCCGCAGCGCAGCAGTGTGCCCCGCGCCCGGCGCTGTTGCAGGTAGCGGCGAACCTGGGCGAGCGACTTGTCGAGCATGGCGTCGACGGAACCAGCGGCTCGTGGGTCGCGATCACCGCAAGCAAGACAAGCGCGTTTTCTTTTTTCATGTCGCCGCAAGGCCAACCCGATCTGTTGTGCGTCGTCGGCACCGGCACGCAATTCGAGCAGCGGGACGCATCGACCCGCATGGTCCTCGCCGACACGTCGGTCATCGTCGTGACGTTCGACGACCGTGGTGATTGGCAACTGATCTACATGCAAGCCAACCGCGCCGCGCCACCGCAGATCATCGCAACCGGCACCGGCTGGGTGCGGGAAATAACAATCGGGGACGAAATCTGATGCGCGACAATATCGTGGGCAGTGCGGCGACCGCAATCGGCACCGCGGGCATGGCGTACCAATTCACCGTCGACGCGCTGTCGCTCGTCGTGTTAATCGCGAACGCGGTCGTCGCGCTCGGCGGCATCTATCTGCTCTACGTTCGCATCAGAGCCGCGCGGCATATTGCAGAGGATTAGCGACCGGCATCAGCTTGGCGCTCACTCCGAGGCGCGCGTTGCGCTGCATCTGATTGAGCGCGGCTGGCTGATCTACACGCAAGAGTTTCGCGGTAGCGGCCCCGTCGACATTGCGGCTGTGCATCCAGACGGCCACGTTTTTCTCGTCGACGCAAAGAGCGACAAGCAGCGAATTAACAGGGGTCGCAAGACGCCGTCGCGCATCAATCGCCCTCGCAGCGACTTGCAGCGGCAACTCGGCGTCGTGACGGCCTACGTCACGACACACACCATCGAATTTTCCGGCCCCATGTCCCCAGAAATCAGAGCGCTGGTCGAATGAAGCCGAATCTGCAAATGATCCGCGTCGAGATCGGCGAAGACACGATCGACGTGCATCTTGTCGCGGCGCCGACCGACTGGGCGATCCTAGCGAGCGACACGGTCCTGGAAGTGAGAGCGCTGACCGGCGAGGTGACCTACTACCCGCTCGCCCAGGTCACGCGCTGGACGGTCACCGAGATGAAAGGCTAGACCAGATGTTGCATATGCTATTCAAGATGCTGGGCGGTCCCGTGATCGGCAAGGTTGTCGAAGCGGGCACGCGCTGGTTCGAGAAGCGGGCCGAGATCGCGGAGGCGAAGCACACCGCGCGGCTGGAAATCGAGGCGAAGAAGGCGACCGCCGACATAGACTGGGACCAGATCATGGCGCGGGCCAGCGCGAACTCCTGGAAAGACGAACTTCTGACGATCTGGGCAGTCGTCGTGCTGACCCTCGTCTTCCTGCCGTGGACCCAGGAGTGGGCTCTTGCTGGATTGCGCGGCTTGGAGGCTGCGCCGGAATGGTTCCAAGTTCTCATCATCACGGTCTTCGCCGCGTCGTTCGGCGTTCGCGATCTAATCAAGAGCCGTCTGGGCCGGAAGTGACGCAGCTTTTCAGCCGCCCGGCGCTCGTCAAAGAACTCGTAGCCCACGAGGGGCTGCGCCTCGCCGTCTACGACGACGCGACGGGCAAGCCGATCGAGGCAGGCGACACGCTCCTTGGCAACCCGACCATCGGCGTCGGTCGCCTGCTCACCGCAGCCCGAGGCATCAGCGAGGCCGAGGCGTTCATGCTGCTCGACGCTGACATCGCGGAAGTCGAGCGGCAGCTAGATCACCACATTGCGTGGTGGCGCGACCTGGATGCCTCGCGGCAGCGGGCGATGCTGTCCTGGGCGTACAATGTCGGGGTCGGGGGCGTGGTGCAGTTTAGGAAAGCCTTGGCCGCGATCCGATCAGGCGACTGGCAGGAAGCCCACGACCAGATGCTCGATTCCCGGTGGGCCAAGCAGGTGCCGCGGCGGGCTGAAGATCTTGCACAGGTCATGCTGCGGGGATAGGACCGGAAGACGCCGCGGCGACACTGTGACCTACAGGCTCGATCACGAAATAATCACGAAAATGCTCGCAGTCGCCAGCATGTTATTGCAATTGCCCGTAGTCGCTTGTACGCTTCAATCGCAAGCACGGCCTCGTTTTTTCGTGGTTTAGCTGCTAAGTGATTGTTTTGCCTTGGTTGTTTTTTCGGGTATGATCTCACTCATAACCTGAAGGTCGCAGGTTCAAATCCTGCCCCCGCAACCAATAAAATCAAGGACTTAGCAGTTTGGCTAAGTCCTTTTTTTGTGCCCGATCACGAAATAATCACGAAAAG